ACATTGTCAGATTCCATTTGCGAAATAATCACATCACGTTTTAAATTGAATTGATTAAACCATGAAACATCATCCGCTTTAAAACCGTTTTTGTTTCGGTCTTTTGTCCAATTTCTGGAATATCCAACTTTGGCACAAAAACCGCTATCATCTTCTTTTGATAATCGGTAATAAGGAAAATTTAAAACCCTTGTGCTTTCAACCTCGTTTAAAAGATTCACGTTAGTATGAATGTAAACGCCGTTAAATTTAGCAATACTTTTTGCCGCTTCAATTCTTACAGAATCTAAAGTGATTGGTTTTCCTAGATTATCAGTTCCAACAACCAGCCCCCCGATATTTGGATTTTCGAAACCGTCTCCAGCAATAAATTTAGAAAAAGTACGAAAAGCGTTTTTTCCTGTCTGGCTGCCTAGAATGAGGTTTTCAATTACTTGCGGGTAGTCGTTATCCTCGCCGTATGTCATAATTCCCGCCACATTGTCGGCGGTTATAGACTTATTCAGCTTAACTGTAATTCTTGGCGTTATTTCTTTGTTGATTAACATTTATTTACGCTTTCTTTTTCTTTGTTTTGGCGCTGGTTTTTCTTCGCCGTAACCTTCGGGAAGTGTTGTAAAATCTTTTTCAAGCAAAATCCCGTCTTTCAGATACAAAATAGCCTCCTGATCGTTAATATGTTTACTTGAAATATGCCCGTTAATCCTTCGTACATATCGTTCCCCATTCCATGCAGGGACACAAGTCCTTTTAATTTCTTTTTCCTTCATAATTGCCAATTCTAAACCGTTTTTATTGAGTGCTATATATGTTTCAATAGCACAGTTTCCGCAATTCCCTACTTCGCGCCTGTAAAGCACTTTTGCAAGATACGAAATTTCATCAAAAAAAATGCTCTCGGCCTCATGAATATCAACCGAAAGCACTTTATTTACTTTATCTACTATAAAACCCATTCCCGTTAAGGATTAGTTAACAATGCTTCTAGCATCGCCTTAGTCGTTGCATAATCAGTATCCAAAACATTATATTGCGAATAGTTTTCTGGTTGTTGGTCCATACTTGCTAATTCAATATTTCTTGTCCCGTTCGCATCGTTCGCGCGCTTCGTGTCGGCTGTCTTATATAGGCCAGAACCAACGCCGTAGGCAACAAAAATGCCGTCGCCGTCACTTGGTTTATTCTTGTACTCGACAACTACTACAACATCGTTAACCGCGTCTAAATTCTCAATAGATGCCGCGTCAACCTCGAATCCTTTAAAATTGAAGTAATGAGAAAAGCGATCCGCCATGTCGTCAGCACTGACTAAATCATGTCCCGCGTTCATGTTTTTTTTCACTCCTTTGATTGTAAACGCAACCGCCGAACCTACAGGCGTAAACGCTGTAATTTTCGAGGGGTTTGTTACATCAAAAGTAGGATCGAATTCCAAACGGTTCATTATATATGCCGTTGCTTCAAGTCCACCAATTGGCTGATTTGTGCAATTTGATATAATATTTTTTTCTATTCCGCTGTCACAAGCCATAATTTCTAATTATTTACGATTAACCAATAAAATTTGTATTTGACCGTTTGCGAATACGTAAGCGGAACGGCTCGGACTCGAATATATGGAGCGTAAACAGTAAGTAATGAACTCGTTCCCGTGCTTTCGGCTTCCGTGCTTGTTACTGTAACAGTAGTTAAGGCCGACCAATTCGAATAGTCCAAGGAACTTTCCACAACTAATTTCATGCTTGTTGTGTCCCCTGTGCTCCGCGTTAAATTGGTTTGCAATTTCGCTTGCTTCATAAATGGTTTCGCATAGATATTACAATCCTGCGAGCCTCCTAGAATCAAAGTGTCTTGCGTCCTACCGTATACATAAAGCATACTGTTTTCTATAACACTCCTGTTAATTTGTGCGTTAGTAACGCCAAACGACAAGACCAACAATAATACTATAAATAAATTTTTCATGATGTTTTTAAGGTTGTGGGAGGCATGTTTTTCAATGCCCCCCTATTAATTTAATAGGCTACTGCAAGATTCTCTTCCAAAAGGTTCTTTTGGTCAAGTCTATAGGCAAAATCCATATAGTGCTTTTTAGTCACCTGATCATAAATCGAGGTCAATTCTGAGAACGACTCCGTGTCAGAAGTTCCGATTGGAATATTAGACGTTGCGGCCAAAATAGCGCGGTGTGGTAAATAGTAGGTATCACCTTGATCGTAATACGTTGCGATCGTTGTGTCCCAATCGTACCTAACCTCGATAGGAATTCCACGATATGACTTTTTAGAATTGCCGTCCTCGGTTCTGATGGTTTCAAACGCCTGGCTCTTGTCTTCCATGAAGGCTTCCCAGTTGTTCATCAAAGAGCGTGTTACTTGAAATTTCAAGTCCGTGCCAAATGCTCTAGGATCAATATTTTCGTATAAATCCCTAAACACTTTCAACGCGCGGTCGGTTGCAAGTGTTAATTGCGCCACCTTGGTTGCTTCTCCGTTCTCTGTTATTGTGTAACGGTGTGAAACTGCGCTGCCCGCTTGGTCTGCAAAGATTTGAGTCCACATTCCATTTATCACATTGAAATATGTTTTATCCGTGCCATCGGTCAAGTTCCCGCCGTTTGTTACCGTGTCGGCCAACTTGTCCCCAAATTCAGCATGCCTAATTATTGATTTTTTAATCGCATCCAGCAAAACAGTTTGGATAAAAGTAATTTCTTCACTTGTTGCATCTTCCCAAATTGCTGCGGCTTTAGTTCCGAGTCCCCAAAGTTTCAACAATGCGGGGATCTGATCGCGGCAAATTGTCATCCTGCCATCAATCAATTTAGGCTCCCATTTTTTTTGTGAAACTGGGATTTGGTCGGTAATATCATTGCTTGCGCAACCGCCTTGGCTTGCTTTTCCAACAAGCCCTAAAGTTCCCAAAATTGGAATAAAGGTATCCATTACCACACCCGTTTGAATGTCGTGAACGTTTACCAGTTCGGGGGAAAATTCAAATTCTTTAAAAATTTCCTCATTTACTGACCTCGCTTCTTCAGGGTTTAAGGTCAATGCACTATAATCAATATTGTATGCCATTTTATTTCGATTTTAAGGTTTATTTACGTTTTGATTTTGCCGCTACTCTTGACTGTTTCCCATCAGGTTTAGGGGTTGGCGTTGGGTTCGGGGCTTTGTATTTCGAGAATGCCGCAAGACTTGTTTTAAGGTCTTTAAGTTCATCGCCCATTTTTGCAAATTCAGCAATTTGAGTTTCGGCTGTTGCTTTTTCAGCTTTCAGAGCTTCCAACTCACTTTTCAAACTTTCGTTTTCCGCTTTCAAAGCCTCCATGTCGTCACCTTCAGCAGCAATAATTTCTGTTAAAATTCCGCCCGCAATTACGTATGTTTCACCCGACGGCATAACATAATAACCGTCAGCGGCTGAGGTTTTCACGCCTGGCACAACTTCTTCCGGGGTGTTTGCGTCTGGAAATTCCAGCTCTGCGCCTGTTGCATCGGCCAACATTATGGCCTTTGGGAAAAGCTTTTGCATTTTTGCGATCGCTTTATCCAGCAGCGAAAGCTTTTCATTGATTTCTTTTTCGTTCATTTTATTCGATTTTTGAATTTTGGCAAATGCCTGAAATTTTGGTTTTTCAATTGTTGCAAAACCAAATCTTTCTATTTGTTCTGTGGTTAGTGGCGTATCTTGTGCCATTAACTCACTTATAATTTCTTTGTCTGCCCCTATTTTTTCAGAATACCATTTTTCGTAATCAGACTCAAGCCCTTTTAAAATTTTTGCCTGTTCGGCCATTGTGTCTGCGTCACCTGAAACATTTTCTGACCATGGATTATGCACCAAAAAAACGCCTAAAGCAGGATTAAAAATACGATTAGCTATATTTGAAGGAATAGTAAAAATTCTAGTCGCAGCGCTTGCCACATCGCCCGTGTTGCGTGTGATAATCTGCTTCTTAGTGTTCTGTATTGCCTTAATTATATTATCAGCAATGTAGCAATAGCCACCGATTGAATTAATATGTATTTCGAGCAAATCCGCGTCTTTCGCTTCGTTCAGCTGCATCAATACATCAGAATAGCTACACACTTGATCCCCGTCAATACCTAGCTCCCCGCCAATTACACCGATTATATTTATAATTTTCGTATTCATGCTTTCAAAAGTAAAGTAGAAACATTACATTCGTGTATATACAATGTATGATATATGAAAACAGTAAGCGAAATATTCAGACTCCCTTATGAAGTCTCGGAAAAACTAGCCATTACCTCTGCGAAGTGCGGGACCAGCAAAACCGCTATTGTAATAAAATCTTTGAAAAATTTTCTTGGAATAGAAACCTACGAAGAAAATAAGTGGATTCCCACGAATATAATTTTCGGTTGTTTGGAAGACGTTTTAATAAAAACCGATTTCGGCCGCGTGACCATTGCCAAAATGGTAAAAATCAATAACAAACATTACTGGGAATGTCACGATAAAACAGTAATAACTACCGAAAGTGTAAAATATTTCCAACTTTTGCCAAAATAAATTTGCACGTTTGTGCGAGAATATCTATATTTGTCATACACAAACACAAAGAGATATGAAAACACAAGAACAAATCTTCAAAGCAGACAAAAAAATAAACAATACCCCTATTTTGTTCAAACAAAATGGAGAATTGAAAAAAATTGTTAAGAACGCTCTCAATAGAGCTACTTATACATCGACAACAATACATCACACGCGGACAGTTGGGAGTGGTAGATTTATTACTATTCAAAGTGATTTCTATTATTTTAAAAATTTATTAGAATACGCTGGTTGTAAATACTCAACAGGGAACGATGCCCCACGTGGTGGACAAAATGGAAATTATATAAAATGCTCGAAAAAAGCTATTGAATTATTAAAATCCTTATCATAATGACAACACTAAAAATCAAACCCAACAAAGGGAAACGCCATTTTACCATTCATAAGTATTTGAATGGTAAATTCTTTAAAAAGTATAAGAGTGAAAAATTCACTCCGGAACAATTTAGAAAAACATAAAAATAAATAATGAGTTTCTTACTAATCGCCCTCGCTGGCTGCGCAGCATTGTTAGGCGCAGCATTATATTTATTTATTAAAACCTCAGAAGAAGATGATTTTTAACAAAATAATATTCTGGTTCCTGTCCATTAACTGTCTGCTTGCGTTGCTTGTTGGCAGCATAATTTTCTGGACAATGATTTTTAGTTTTAGTTTTCAAAACTACGGCTATTGTTTAGCCTGTTTTCTGGCTGCTATTTTGTTTTTCTTATTTATACCTAAATCACATGAAAATTAGAGACGATATTAACCTCAGAGAATTGGCATCTTATTTTGATACCGAAAAAACACACATACTCTCTTATTTAAAAGGGTATTTGTTTT